CTACTGGAGCACACCCAGACGTACCTGCCCGCCTTCACGGACCTGTTCAGCGAGGTGATCACGGGTGCGACCGCGACGATCTCCGGGTCAACCGTCACGGTGTCGACCCCGAGCGCGCACTCTTTTGTCCCCGGGGACAAGCTCACCCTCGTGTCCGGCACCTTCCTGAACACGATCACGGCCGCTGTTCTGACGCCGGACGACACTGTCAGGTTCACCGTGGGGGAGGACCACGACCTCACGGAGCCTCAACCCCAGAACTTCGCCGACCCGACCACGCTGACGTTGCAGGGCATCGGGGCGCCCTGGGACGGCGTGCACGTGATCGACTCCGTCCCGAACAGGCGGACATTCGAGGTGGCGCTCCCGGCGGGCGAGACCACGGCTCCCGCGCCGGCCGGCGCCCTCGTCGAGGACAGGCCTGCCGGCGTCACGGGCATCCAGGTGGTCGCGACCGTCCCCGACCCGAACACGATCACCTTCGACGTGTCTGACGTGCCCGCGCTGCCGGGTTCCACCGTGGAGGGACTCAAGATCCTCTCCGCGATCAGGATCGCCGGCGCCGAGGACATCACGCGCGCTAGGCAGATCTACGCCAGGCACAACCCCAGCGACGCCGAGGCCCGCCCGTGGGCGTTCTTCATGATGGCGGACACCACGGCCTCGAAGGACCGGCACAGCCACAACGACGCGATCGCGGCCTTCACCGCGCAGGACATGCGCAAGCAGACGTTGCTGCAGAACTTCTCGACCATCGTGATGCTGCCCACCACGGCGGACAAGACCGGGTTCACGGCCATGAGCCAAGCGCACGACGAGGTGTTCAGGGCCCTGGCGAGCACGCTCTACGCCTTCCGCCCCGACGACCCGGACACGGCGATCCAGTACGTCGTCGCCTCGAACGGTCACGGGCCAGCGGAGTACGACACGTCCGTCTACACCCACGTGTACGACTGGCAGGTGCCCACGGTCGTGACTTACGAGGACGGGTTCGAGGGCGAACCGGACGTCGCCTTCCGCGACATCCTGGGAACGTTCAACGTCAACCGGGAGGAGGCCGTGGAACTCGTGGTCAACGTCAACCTCGACGACGAGCCGCTCCCCTAGGCACGCGGAAGGATAGGTGTCATGATACGAAAAGGTTTCTACGAGGACAAAAGCATGGCTGGGAAGCTCAGGCTACGCAACAAATCCGGCGTGACGCTGCACGGCGTGAAGTCTGGCGAGGTCGTCGAGGTCGACGCAGACTCCGTCGGGACGCCGCTCGACAGGCACTGGCGCAACCGGCTCCGCGACTCGAAGATCGACGGCTGCGTCGAGGTCCTCAAGGACGAATCGACGGCCGCGGAAGGTATCATGACCGGCGCCAAGGAAGCGTTGGAAGTGGCCACGGCCGCACAAGACGACAAGCAACCGGTCCGCAAGCGCGGACGAAAGAGCGAGGAGTAAGGGGCCATGGGCTCTCCCACTTCAAACCCGCGCGTCAACGTCTCGATCCTGCCGGCCGCGATCGTCGACGCCTTCGAGGACCGCCGGGACCTGATCGTCGGCCAGAAGCGCGACACGGGATCGGCCGCGGACGGTGTCCTGGTCCAGGACGTCCACACGCTCACCCGGGCCCAGATCGAGGCCCAGTTCGGGATCGGCGAACTCTACTACCGCGTCCTGAACTGGATCGACGGCAACGGCGGATTCGGGTCCGCCGCGTCTCCCCTCGACGTGATCCCGGTCGACGACGCCGCGTCCGCCACCGCGGCGACCGCCGTCGTGACCCTCACCGGCAACGCCACCGCGGCCGGCACCGTGACGATCTCCCTGGTAGACGAGAAGCTCTTCACGCTCAACGTGGCCGTCACGAGTGGTCAGACCCCGACCCAGATCGGTGACGCCATCGTGGCGGCCGTCAACAACCTGACCCGCCCCGTGTTCTCGGCCGCCAACGTGGCTGGCGTCGTGACCTTCACGGCCCTCGACCTCGGCACGATCGCCAACCTCTACGGCATCAAGGTCTCCGACGACGTCGCCGGCACCACCGTCACGCTGACCAACGACTGGGCGTCTGGCACCCCCGCCACCGGGACGCCGACGGTCACCAGCATCTTCGACGTCGTGTCCGGTACCCGGTACACGGGCATCTCGTGGCCGGAAGACTGGGGCGCGCAACTCTCCGTCGTGACCGGGTTCCTTGACCCGCGGTTCAACGCCACCAACGCCATCCTAGACGGCGTGGCGTTCCACGGACTCAGCGCGACCTTCGCGAACGCGCAGTCCACGGTCTCTCCGCTGAACAGCCAGAGCTTGGTGGTCGGCGGAAACAACCTCGCGTCGAGCCAGCCGGCGATTCTTCACCCGCCGGACTGGGCGCTGGCGAACTTCATGGGCATCCGCGCGCGGCGCCTCACTCCCGGCGCGCCTATCGCGGACCAGATCGTCACCACGCAGGGCCGGCTCGACGCGTTCGGCGGCCCCTCGCTGGCGTCCCTGCCGTACTTCAACACGCCGCTGGACAACGTCCCCGTCACGCCGCCCGCGGACCTCTACACGGGCACGGAGCAGGTCACACTCGAAGCGGCCGGCTTCACGACCTTCGGCGTCAACATCGCGGGCAACGCGATGATCATGGGTCCGGTGGTCACGACCTGGACCACGGACTCGGCAGGCAACGAGAACGACTCGGTCCTGTACCTGAACTTCGTGGACACGGCCTCGGCCGCCCGCGAGATCATGCACCGCACGCTGAGGGCCACGTTCGCCCAGTCGCGGCTGACCGAGGGCACCCTCATCCCGGGCCGCTCCATGGCGAACCCGGCCAGCATCAAGGCCGAGGTGCTGAGGATCTACAGGGTCCTGGCCGACGCGGCCTTGGTCCAGGCCGGTTCCGAGGCGGAGGGCATCTTCAGCAGGGACACGGTCGTGGCTATCACGGGCGGCAACCTGGCCAATCGTAGCGTCACGATCACGGGTCCGCTGCCGATTGTCACGCAACTCGGCGTCATCAACTACTCGCTGCAACTCAGCTTCACCCTCGGTGAGACTGGCACGGCGGTGACTTTCTAAACATGAGGACGTGTAGTACTCGTCAAGTATACATTCCGGAGACAAAATAATGGCTAGTCGCGGATTGAGTAACCCGCAAATAGAGGTCAACAATGAAAACCTCGCCATCGTGCCGAACACGCTGAGTTACCAGGCGGGCGAGGGTGACACCAACGTGCGTGCCGCCTCTGGCGGTGGCGAGTCGACCCAGACCGTGCACACGGTCGACGCAGAGAGCCGCATCAGCATGGTGAAGTTCCAGGTCTACGTCACGCCGGAGATCGACGCGCTCATCTCCGAGTGGAAGGCACAGCCCGGCGAGAACGTCGTGTCGTTCTCGGAGGCGTCCTCGGCCAGCACGACGGTGACACGGACCTTCAACGGGATGTCGCTCATGAACCACCCGGAGCGGAACCCGACCGCGGACGGCACGATCGAATTGGAATTCGCCGGCGACCCCATGGTTGCCTCCAGGTGACCGCTGCCCCGGGGTGACGCTTCGGTGTCCCCGGGGACAAAATCGATCCCCGCCGGATAGACCCGAAGAGGGCCCCGGCGGGGTTTCTGCAGGAGGGTGCTGCGATGGCACGAAAGCGTGTCCGCCCGGATGCGGACGACAAACAGAAGGGTGCGAACATGTCAGTCCAAGAAGGCACGATCGAGTTCTTCCTCAAGAAGACCATCTCCTACGCCCACGAGGGCCAGACCAAGGAGGCCCAGTTCCTCGAACTGCGCGAGCCGCAGATGATCCACCTGCGACACTCGGCCAAGCTCAAGCAGATGGTCACCCGCGCGACGATCGAGATGGCCACCAAGTTGAAGGACCAGGGCGTCGAACCTGACACCGTCGTGGCCGGTACGGAACTCAAGAAGGCGCACGAGGTCAGCGAGGAAGAGTACGGCGCCGATTCGGACCAGAACGCCGAGGCGGTCCAGATGGCGCTCATGATGTCCGCGGACGTCGACCTCGCGGAGTTCGTCGAGACCTTCGGCAAGATGGCGTGCCAGAAGAAGGGCGACAGCGTCTGCCTGCTCGACGGCGAGCAGCCGATGACTGACGCCCTCTGGATGAAGATGAGCCCGGAGGACGCGGTCAGCGCCGCCGTCAAGTGGGCGTCTTTTTTCGCTATGCCGGACGCACTCCTGAACAGCAGGTGAGGGACGCCGTCCGGATCGCCATGGTGACTGAAGGTGCGGTGCCGTACGAGACTGCGCTAAGATTGTCTTTCTGGGAGCGCTCCGTGATCGCGGACGAGGCCGAGCGCTTCCTCGAAGAGGCGAGACGCCAAGCGGACAAGGCAGCCAAGCGTAGGTGATCCATGGCTTTCTCGATCGACATTTTGAGGGAATACCTAGCGTATGATCCGGAGACGGGCGAGCTTCGTTGGCGGAAGCGTCCTTCCAACCGGGTCAAGGTCGGTGACGTGGCCGGAACGGTGAATGCTCTCGGTTATGTGCAGATCGCACTTCAAGGGAATCTCATGCTTGTCCATCGTGTTGTGTGGGCCTTCATGATTGGAGTTTGGCCCAAACATGAGATCGATCACGTCAACGGTGACCCCGGGGACAATCGTTGGTTGAACCTGCGGTCCGCAACTCGGGCACAAAATCAAGCCAATAAAAAAATGCGCTCGGATAACACGTCTGGGTTTAAAGGTGTGACTTTCCACAAGGGCGCGGGTAAGTGGATGTCCAGAATCCAGCATAATGGTAGGTATCATTACTGTGGACTTCACGACACGCCAGAAAAAGCTCACGAAGCTTACATGTCAAAAGCGAAAACTCTTTTCGGAGAATTCGCCACTGACGGTAGGAGGTAATCGTGGCCTTCAGTATAAGTTATATTTATCAAATACTTGACCACTATACCCCGAAGCTGAACAAGATCTCCCAGGCGACCGAGCGCATGCGTCGGCGCGTCGAGCGCACCCAGAAGTCCATGAACAAGATGTCCGTCGGGATGAAGCGCTTCGGGGAAAGCGCGGCGTCCGTGCAGGGTGCGATTGCGGGTCTCGGACTCGGGCTGTTCATCAAGGACGTCTTCCAGACGGGCATATCGTTCGAGGCGGCCATGAACAAGGTCAAAGCCATCTCGGGCGCCACTGGACAGGTCTTCGACAAGCTCAAGCAGCAGGCGAAGGACATGGGGGCGGCCACTATCTTCACGGCATCGCAGGCCGCGAACGCTCAGACCTTCCTCGCGATGGCCGGCCTGTCCACCGAGAACATCTACAAGGCGCTGCCGGGAGTACTGGCCCTCGCCGCGGCGGGCAACATGGACCTCGCGACGGCGGCAGACCTAGCCACGAATGTCTTGACCGGCATGGGTCTGGAAGTCGCCGATCTCAGTAGAGTCAACGACGTCCTGGCCTCTGCCGCCGCGGGTGCCAACGCCACGGTCGAGGAACTGGGGCAGGCGATGAAGTTCGCCGCGCCGGTCGCTGGCCGGCTCAACCAGGACATCGAAGTCACGACTGCCGTGTTGGGAGCCATGGCGAACGCGGGCATCAAGGGCACCATGGCTGGACGGACCATGCGCATGTCCATGCTGAAACTCGTGAAGCCCACGAAGGACGTGCATATCGGACTGCGTCGGATGGGAATCAGGCTCAAGGACCTGCAAGACGGAGAGGGCGGCTTGATCCCCATGACTCAGATCTTGGCGAAGCTTGCTGAGAAGGGGATGACCGCCGCGCAGGCGGCGATGATCTTCGGCACCGAGGCGGTGTCCGGGATGATGGGTGCGATCGCTGGCGGAGCAGACGCCCGCCTTGAAATGGAGCAGAGACTCAGGGACTCGACCGGCGCGGCCCAGAGAATGGCCGACGTGATGCAGGAGGGTGCGCCGGGCGCCGTCAAGCGCTTCCAGTCAGCCCTGGAGGCGGTCAAGATCGCCTTCGCGCAGAGCGTGATGCCTGCCGTCACGGCATTCCTGAACGGCCTGGCCAGCGGCCTGCGCTGGATAAGCAAGCTCGACCCGGGCCTCCTCGGCTTCATCGTCACCGCCGTCACGTTCGGGACGGTGCTGCTCAGCCTCGTCGTGATCGGCGGCATCCTCGCGTCTGCCCTGGGCAGTCTGTTCGCCGTCCTGGCGACCATCTCCGCGCCGATCCTGATGATCGTGGGCGCGGTCTGGGCTGCCGGCATGGCGTTCACGTTCTGGCTCATCACCAACAACCCACTGGTGAAGCAACTCGGGGACATCCTGGGACTGAGCGGGGGCCTGTTCTCGCCGCTGCTCGAACTCGCCGGATTCTCGTCCGACGCGGCCGGCGCCCTGGACCTGATCAGTTGGTCGCTCACCAAGATCGGGGAGATCATCGCGCTCGTTCTGGTCCCGGTCAAGGCGCTATTGCAGGCGCTCATCAGCGTCA